ATGACCCAAAAGCCACAAGCGCGGAAGTCTAAGTCGTTTATTGGTTGAACTGTCTATTGAGACAGGCATACCAATGAGTGAATGGCAAAGCGCAGAGGATATTTTATCCGCACTAGAGATTTTAAAGGAGCGAAATGAGCGAGGAAGCGGTCGCGTACGATAAAGCCGATCTCCGCAAAATCTATTCGGCTTTTAAAGCTATGGATGAACAAGCTGTAATTGAGGCCAAAGATGTCAGCAATGGATTGGCCACTTACCTGCAAAACAAAATTCAAAACAATGCTTTGAATTCAAAGAATAAGGTTGCTCCAAAAATTGCTTCCGGATCGAAGGTTTCAAAGTCATCTAAAACCGGTGAAATTACTTTTGGTTTTGCATCTCAAAAATTAAGTGGTGGTGGCACAACGCAGCAACTTTGGGGCGGTTACGAATTTGGCTCAAACAAATTTAAACAATTTCCGGTCTGGTCAGGCCGCGAAGGTCGCGGATCGCGTGGATGGTTTATTTATCCAACATTAAGAGCCGAACAAAGCCATATCATTTCGCAATGGGAAAATGCTTTCAGTAGAATTTTGAAGGAGTGGTAATGGCTGTCGGATCAAGATCACTTAAACTTTCCATTCTTGGCGATGTCGATCAATTAAAAAAATCGTTAAGCGAAGCCAATGCAGGAGTTGAATCCTCCGCTGGCAAAATTGGTGATTTTAGCAAAAAAGTTGGTGCCGCTTTTGCGGTAGCCGGTGCAGCGGCGGCAGCTTACGCCGGAAAACTTTTAATTGATGGCGTTAAGGCTGCAATCGAGGATGAAGCTGCACAGGCAAAACTGGCCACAACATTACAAAACGTTACAAACGCCACCAAAAAGCAAATTGAACAGGTTGAAAAATACATAACCAAAACGACTTTGGCATCAGGCATCACAGATGACAAATTGCGTCCAGCCTTTGATCGATTGGTGCGATCCACTAAATCGGTTGATCAAGCTCAAAAGCTCACAAATTTGGCAATGGACATTTCTGTGGGTACCGGTAAAGACTTACAAACAATTTCGGAGGCATTAGCAAAAGCCTATGATGGCAACGTTACGGCTTTGGGCAAGCTTGGTATCGAAGTTAAGAAAACGATTGTCGATAGTGCCGGAGTCACAAAGGCTCATGAAGCTGTTGAAAAAGCTACAAATGCGGTTGCGGCAGCCGAACTCAAATTTGGAATTAACAGCGAAAAAGGAAATGCCGCGCGTGCCAAATTAGAGGAGGCAACAACAAAACTTGGTGATGCCACAGGCAAAACTAAAGAGGTCAATGCTGAATTTAGCACAATCATGGACAAGCTCACCGATACTTTTGGCGGTCAAGCATCAACAGCGGCGGAGACATTTCAAGGCAAGATGACGCGATTGCAGGTTGCTTTTGATGAAGGTAAGGAAACAGTTGGTGCATTTGTATTAGATGCCATTACACCACTCGTTTCGGCTTTTGTTTCAAAAGCTGTTCCAGCAATCACAGCGGCAGCCGATTCAATTGGTAAGGAGTTACAGCCAGTATTTAAAACTTTGGGTGATTATTTCAAAGAAGTATTGGTTCCAGCATTTAAGGCTTTATACGATTTTATCAATGATTATGTCGTACCAATATTAAAAGTCACGCTTGTTCCGATTATCACAGCTGTATTTGATGCTTTTGGTACTATTGCTAAAGCTTTGAAGGATAACGAAACAAACTTAAAACCATTGGCAGATGCTTTTGAAGTTTTGGCTAAATTCTTGCGAGATACTATTGCACCAATTTTAGGTAAATTTGTATCAGGCGCAATTACTGGCATTGCCGATGTAATTACTGGATTGATTGACGTTGCTTCATCCGTTACAAAGGCCGTCACGGCTGGATTTAAAGCTGTCAAAGATTTCTTTGTGGACATAAAAGATTATTTGGCCACATCAGCAAAAACCATTTTTACACCACTTTATGACGGCATGAAAGCTGTGCTTAATGGAATTATTGGAATATGGAACAAACTTGATTTTGCCATTGACATCACCGTTCCCGATTGGGTTCCAATCGTAGGCGGTAAAGGCTTTAAGGTTGCAGACATATTTCCGGATATTCCATTGCTGGCAAAAGGTGGAATTGTAAATTCTCCCACGCTTGCCATGATTGGTGAGGCTGGCCCGGAGGCCATTGTTCCATTAAATGGATCGGGCGGTTTTGGCAACACTTACAACATCACCGTCAATGGTGCCGTCGATTCCGAAGGCACAGCTCGTCAGATTGTCAATCTTTTAAATAATAGCTTTTATCGTGGCACAGGTGGCGCAACGGCTTTGGTGACATCATGACGGTTTTTAATCCAGTTTGGCAGGTCGAAGTGAATGGTGTTTCATACACCAATTTTGTGCTTGCCAATATGACTATCAATTCCGGTCGAACAAACATATATGAGCAAGCACAGGCCGGATATTGCAACATTCAATTGATTAACATTGATCAGACAAACATTGAATTCAATATCAATAACACCGTCAGCATTTCATTAAAAGATTCGACAAACACTTTTGTGCCAATCTTTGGCGGAACGATTGTTGATCTTGCTGTTGCTGTTGCCGAAGTCGGAAACGTCGGCTATGTCCAAAACATCACCATTGTTGCTTTGGGTGCATTGTCTAGACTTCCAAAAGCTTTGACCGATGGCGTATTGCCAAAGGATTATGATGGAGATCAAATCGCCATAATTCTTGAGGATTTGCTGTTAAACAATTGGACAGAGGTAGCACCAACAGCTCAATGGAATACTTACGATCCAACTACAACATGGGCAACAGCTGAAAATGTAGGACTTGGCGAGATTGATCAGCCTGGCAATTATGAATTGGCAGCTAGGACATCTAATCGAACGGATGTTTATTCTTTAGTTTCAGCTCTTGCAACGTCTGGACTTGGTTATATATACGAATCGGCAACCGGAGCGATTTCCTATGCAGACAGTACGCATCGCGTCACATATCTAGCGGCTAACGGATACACAGACGTTTCAGCCAATGAAGCTCTTGCATCTGGAATTTCAATTCAAACTCGTGCTGGAGACGTACGAAACTCGGTCACGGTTAAATACAACGCTACTTCATCAGCTGAGGAATCAGCCGAGGATGCAACATCTATTGCAATCTTTGGCCGTCTTTCACAAATTGTTACAACAACTCTCCACAATGCCGGCGATGCTCAAAGTCAGGCAGATTTCTATTTAGAACTACGCGCTTACCCATTGGCAATGATGCAATCAATAACTTTTGAATTAACAAATCCTGAAATGACTGATGTTGATCGTGATGCCATGATAAAGATATTTATGGGCTTGCCACTTAGAATTAGCGATTTACCTTTAAATATGAACGCCGGCACTTATGCAGGTTTTGTCGAAGGCTGGACAGTTTCGGCAGGTTACAACACAGTTTCGGTGACGGCTTTATTATCTCCGTTAGCATTTAGTATTCAGGCGATGAAATGGGAAACCGTTTTACCGGCTGAGCAATGGAATACCGTTTCAGGCGCGCTGGAATGGCAAGACGCCACGATTGTGGCATAAGGAGGAGCAATGACAAACCCGACGAGTAATTATGGCTGGCAAATGCCGACGCCTGTTGATTTAGTTACGGATTTGCCGGCTGATTTTGAGGTCTTTGGTCAAGCTGTTGATACAGCTTTGGCTGATCTTAAAGGCGGCACAACAGGTCAAATTTTATCAAAAACTACAAACACCGACATGGATTTTACATGGATTGCAAATGATCAAGGTGACATAACTGGCATCACAGCTGGAACAGGTATTACAGTCACATCGCCAACTGGGCCAGTGCCAACAGTTTCAATCAACACAGCCGTTACAGCTGATTTAACAACAGCGCAGACTTTGACTAATAAAACACTAACATCGCCAGTATTAACAACACCAAGCATTTCAAATATCAATGCCAAAGGTGATGTTTTAATTGGAAGTGCCGATAATACTTTGGCAATTATTTCGGTTGGCAATAATGGAGAAAGCCTACTTGCAGATTCTACGGCTACAAATGGTATTCGTTATCAAGGTTCAATTACGGCTGGCAAGAATTTTATTATCAATGGAGGATTTGACGTCTGGCAACGAGGTACATCTTTCAGCGTTTCGGCTTTCAACTTTCCTTATACAGCAGATCGTTGGACTACATTTAATGGCGCAGCTTGCACAATTAGCCAAGAAACTTCAACAGTGCCGACTGGTGCAAATTATGCTTTAAAGGTAACTGGTGGAGCAACAACGGCTGCTTATGAAGTTTTTCAAGGTATCGAATCACTAAATGCAATCCGCTTAGCCAATAAAGCCGTTGTCGCAACGATTCTTGCAACTGGAACGAGTGCAATAACTCATTCACTGACTATCGAATACTCAACAAGCGTTGATCCAAATGCTGCAACAGGTACTTGGACTGGAGTAGGAACAGCAGGAACAGCCACAGTAACGTCTGGAACATTTAGCACAATAAAAGCAACGGCCACAATTCCAAGCACCGCAAAATCTATTCGTATTAAAGTCACAACTGGTTCATTAACATCTGGGCAAACTGCAATCTTTGGCAATGCGCAACTTGAACTGGGTACGGTCGGAACAGAATTCTCACGCGCTGGAGCGACAATTGCTGGCGAATTGGCGTTGTGCCAAAGGTATTATTTCCGCAACAGCGGTGCGGCCACAAATGACATGATTTTAGGTTTTTGCGGAGTCTCAGGAACTACAACTGCTCCTGTTTATATTTTTCAACCACCAGTTACAATGCGGGTCGCACCGACGGCAATTGATTCGGCTAACCTACAGGCCATCGATCAAGCGACAGGTTATGCTTTGACTTCTCTTACACTTGGTGCAGGCAACCAAGCAAATGTTATTCGTCTTGTTGGCGTTGTTTCTGCCTGTGTTGCCTTTAGACCTTTAGCAATTAACGCGTCAGCAAATAATGCTTTCCTCGGACTAAGTGCGGAGTTGTAAAAATGGACAATGTAAGTTTTATAAAAGTCACGCAACCAATGACAGGTGAAATCTTGGAACACGCAATTATTGATCGAGGTAATGGTGAATTTACTTCAATGCTGAAATCAACCTATGAAGCGCAACAAGCGGAACAATCCAAATCAATGATTTCGGCTGATGAGTAGTTTTCCACAAGGCACATTGCCTCGCTTGATTCAGGTTGCGTTGGCCGAAGTCGGCACAGCTGAAACCGGGAACAATGAGACAAAATATGGCAAGCACATGAAGGCCGACAAGCTGCCGTGGTGTGGATCATTCATCAATTGGTGCGCTGATCAAGCTGGAGTGGATGTGCCAAATGTGGTCAGCACTCGCGCCGGAGCTGATGCTTTTAGGAAAATGAAGCGATGGCACAGCGATCCAAAGATTGGTGATCTTGTTTTCTTTGATTTCATCATTGATGATAAAACAACCATCAATCACATTGGCTTGGTAATCCGGGTTTCAGACAAACAGATTGTGACCATTGAAGGCAACACCGGCGATAGCGATCAACGCAATGGCGGCGAAGTCATGGTCAAATCACGAGCTTTGGGAGCAAGGTCATTTGTAGTCGGTTACGGCCGACCAACTTATGGCGCGTTTTCCGGTGATTTGCCGGATCGACCAAAAGGAGAAAAATAATGGATCAATTCAAAGCTATGGCCGCTTCATGGTTACGCAGCTCAATTGCTCGGGCCTTGGCCGTTTATATGACTGGCAATACCAATCCAAAAGATTTAGCTTTAGGTTTGCTAGCTGGCGTCGTGCCGCTGGCGATGCGCTGGGCTAATCCCAACGATGTAGCTTTCGGCAACAAGAAGTGAGCGTCGGCGAATGGATGGCTGTTGGTGGTTTTGTCATTGCAATACTGACAGCCATTTATTCGTCAATGAGGATCATAATCAAATCAGTAATGAGCGAGCTTTTGCCCAATCATGGTGCGAGTATGAAGGATCAAATCTCGCGCATCGAAGCACGCTTGGATTATCTATACACACAGCTCATTGAAAAAAATAAAGACACGCCGCAATTTAAGCGTGATTCTTGATTTTGTCGGTTGTGCCTGTCACTCTTTATTTGGGAGCGGATTAGCTGTTCCCAGAATCGGGAGCTTTAAAATGAACGAATTATCAATTGTGATCTTTATGATCATCGCCGGGGCTTTGTGGGCTTTGATGGCTTACTCAGTCGGATTTAAACAAGGCAAAAAAGAAGGATTTTTGAAAGGCCGAGCAATTAGCCGCCACGCATCAAATCGGGTGAATTCATGATCCTTGAAAACTATGAATCTGTAGCTGAACGCATTGAGAAGTTTTGGAATCATTATCTTGGCATCGGCCGTATCGACACAGAGCTTGTCTATCAAGACGGCACGCGCTACATCGTCAAAGCTTATGGCTACCGGGAAACAACAGATTTGGTGCCATTTGCCACAGGTTACGCTGAGGAAATTCGAAGCAATGCCAACCGCCATCCAATCGAAAATGCGGAAACCTCGGCCATTGGGCGCATGTTGCACGCAGCCGGTATTTCCAAATTCTCAGATGGTATTGAACGCCCATCATTGGAGGAGATGAGAAGCTATCAAAACAAGCTCTCTGTTGTGCCGCCTATAGCCGAGGCAGAATTAACTGTCAAGGAAAGCCGTGATCCGTGGAGCTTTGGATCAGCTTTAGAATCAACAGAATCGGTCATTGTGGCAGCTGTGCAAGAAGCCAATTCTCCACAATGTAAGCATGGCTTCATGAACCACAAATCAGGTGTTGGCAAGACTGGCAAGGCTTATGAAGGCTTTGTTTGCCCGGAGACTGATAGAAATCAACAATGCAAGCCGGTGTGGTTATGAGTGCATTTGCAGAGGTTATCAATATCAAAACAATGACTGGCATCCTTTTACTTAATGGCGAAATAGTCCAGGAGTATAAAGTTGAGAAATGCGACAAATGTATGAGGATTGAAAAGCTGGACAAATTTGGCTATCAAAAATCTGATCCGGCAATGAACCTAATTTGGTTTTGTGGGCAATGCCGATAATCACACATTTGGATGAAGTGCTGTGCATGGTCACAGCTATTCAACATTGCACCAATCGATCAGCTGATCACCCCATGCGTTTTCATTC